CTTCTGGACTGTTTCTTAGAGCCTTCCATCCGCCAGTTACTTGTTTAAACCAGTCTAGGAGCAGCTCACCACCAGAGTTTTTTCCAACTGCAGACTTCATTATTCCGCCAAAGGCTCCAAAAGAGTTTCCTATGATAGCGCCTAATTTTGCAGTCAGTTTTCCAGCTTGAATAAAGAATTTTCTTAACTCTCCAGTGGATTCTTTTAGTCTTAGATCAGCTAAAAAGCCTTTACTTTTCTTATTTAAGAATTTAGTAAACATATCCAACACAGGGGCTGCTTGTTGTAATAGTAGTACTAGCGTTGCAAATATGTTACCTAGCGGCTTACCCATCTGCTCAATAAATCTTGCCGACATTTGCATCAAGGCATTGACAGATTTTAAGTTTTTTGCACTACTAAAAATGTGAGCAAAAGCCCTCGCAGCTTTGCCCATCGCAACTGCGATTGAGCCGACACCTTTTTCAAATACAGGCATACCGCGTTTTACTAAAAGATCTATAGCTCCTTGCAGTGGAGGTAGAAGCCCCTTAGCAGCTACTAACCTCAGTCTTGTCATATTTTTAGATAAGCCAGACAAGAATCTTGCAAAAGTTTTTTGATAGCTGTTTAGGCCTTCCATAGCCTGGTCAACAGGGCTACTTCCAAATCCTCTAGAACCCTTTTTTTGTTGCTCTTGTAGATCTTTGTTGCGATCAATTGCTCGACGCATATTAAGATCTGCTTCAGCGTAGGCTAGTTCAGCTTCACGCCTCGCTCTTGAGTTAGGTGGTAGATCTTGAACCATAGCAAGATTTTCTCTTGCCTGCTCCAAAGACATCCCAGCTCGTAGCTCACTTAGAGCAGCTTCTTCAGCCTCAAAAGCTAACTGCTGTAGATCCTCAGCGACTTCTCTAGAAGCTTTTCCTAAAAGCTTCTGCTCCTTAGTCATAGCAGCGGCGGCTTCTGCAACTCCTTTCATTGCAAACTTGCCAACCATACCTGCAAGTTTTAATGAAACCATTGCAGATCCAACGGCAACTAAAGAAGGTGCCGCAGCTCCCAAGGCCCCAGCTAAGGCCAATATAGCGTTACCTAAAGCTCCAATACCTCCAATGAGTCCACCAAGAACGGTTCCCATTGTGTAGAACTTACGCTGAAGACTAGCAAATGCGTCGTAGGCTTGCTTGGATCCTGGACGGAGAGCTTGTAGTCCCTTTGATACCTTACCAAAGAAAGATACTCCGTCTTTACCCGCTGCGTTGAATGCTCTAGAGAAAGCGCCACTAATTTTGTTACCAGCCTGAGATCCGAGTGTTTCGGACCCCTTAAATCCGTTACGAATATCGCCTTTTACTTTATTAGTTATTGCTCTAACAATTACGTGAGCTTCACCTACGACTGCCATTTGTCACCTCCTAGCCAATCGGCGCATCTAGTAATCCACTAAACGGGTCGTCCATATTTGATCCGACTTCGGTTGGTGGGGTATAAGGTTTTGTTGGTTCTTTGTGTCTAGGATTAAAAGGCTTAACATCGGAATCGTCATCTTTAGCGTCTGAGTTTTCTTCAGGGAAGTCAAAATCACCCATACTACCAGCCGTGTTAAATCCTTCATTTTTCTTTTTAGATGCGTACTTATAAGGCCTGTTGTAGAAATCTTTATACAAAGCAGTTCTCATCTGATCACGCGACTGAGCTTGCTCAGCCGTGCTAACGTCGAAAGCATCTTCTAGAAGGTAATGGAGTACGTCTAGCATGTCAGAGACCTCTAAACTTTCTAGTCGTATTCCATTAAAAACACATTTGCCGTTTACGTACGGCCATAAGTCGAGCCCCCACTCGATTAACCCTATGGCCGCTCGGTCGGGCGGTCTGCGTACTCCTCAATCAGCCAAGAGGTAATCTCAGCCAAAGTTTCTACAGGCACAATCTTTTCTTTGTCGTTTAGAAGTGCATCAAAACGCTCGTAACTTTCGTCAAGAAGAACTGTCTTGAAGAATTTAGTCATAACTGCTGCAGTCTTTGCAGCGTCATCCGATCCAGAATCGGCAACAAGTTCGAGAAGAACTTTTCCCTGGAGTTGTTTAACACAAACGAATTCTTCGCCGTGTAGCTTGAATTTTACTGGTTCAGCGTTTGAATCTACTGAGCCACCAAAGTCTTTGAATCTAGCCATATTTATGTATATCCTTAAATTGAGTATTGAATGTGGACATGAAGTTATCTATTAACTCCATCTATTAATTTTAGGCTATCTTTCAAATACTTATTTGGCCTGAATCCAGGATGAACCACTCGTTTGGTATAAATAATACGAGCACCTGTCCTAAATCGAAGGGTCTTGTTCTCCCCTTTGGCAGTGATAATCGTAGGTTTCATACCCTCATGATGCACGTAGGCATAATTAACAGTGGATCCGATTTTCATAGTTTGACCCGTAGGGCTAGCCCTATGATCTTGAATTCGAATAGATTGCTGCAATCGAGCACTCCGTACACCCACCTGAGCTTTTGCCCCTATAACTACCTTCTCACCCTGGGCATTGAGCCACAAACCAATCGGGCCTTTAGTGGAGTGTAGATATGCTTGAATTACTGGCTCATAAAAAATGACGCCAGAAAATTTGTATGTAAGCCCACCGCCGCCAGGACCCCTAGATCCGCTAGACGGGTTGCCACCAAATCCAGTACCTTTACGAATGCTCTTTTTAGCTAAACGAGCACCCTGACCTATAGAGTAAGTAAGAAAGCTATCAGGGACTACGTAAAATGGCATTTTAAGGAACCGCCATCGTCACTTGTAGATTGATCACTTGATAGCCACCTTCAGCTGAAGGAGCCTCTAGAGTAGCAATAACGCCAGCACCAAAGCCGACTTCATCCCACTGATCAAGAAGATTGACACTTTGCATCAATACCCAGGAGTCAATTGCTGAAATATACCCAGCTCTTTCAATTTGCTCTGCTGTTGGTGGACGTCCATTTTGTCCAACAATGGGGACGGCACGTGCAACCATAATGTTCATAACGACCGTTCTAGGTACGTTACAACGTTGCGGTCTGCTAGCTTGGTCTCCCGGAGGGCCAAGATATAGCTGTTGCACGGCCACCACCATCTGCTCACAGTCAACGATTGGGGTACCAAAAGTCCAATAACGACGTCCGGGTAGGTTGACGTTATACGACTGGTATATAGTACCAACTCGCTCAACAACGCCATCTAACATTTCTTTTAACGCAAGTGCGTCTTCAGAAACATCAGAAATATCTACCGGTAATGCCATTTATTTACTCTTCTACTTTGTCGTCTTCTACTACTACGGCTGGCTCTTCTACTACAGGCTCTACTACAACCTCAGGCTCTACTACAACCTCAGGTGCTTCAACCTTTACAGCAGCTGGCTTAGGTGCTACCTTCTTAGGGGCATCAACCACAACCTCTGCAGCCTTTACGCCACCGAGCATGTCGACGGCACGGAAGTTTGTCTGAACTGACATTCTGTCCTCTTTCTTAGCTATATAATTTGATCTGGAGGTTTCCAGTCTCAATCTCTGATACGGTCGTAACACCAGCAACAGTCTTAGTTGCGTATAGAGTCCATGTTCCAGGGTCTACCATCCCAAGAGCGCTCCAAGCATCCTTGTATGTGACCGGAAAAGTTAAAGTCCTAGCACCACTATTTAAAGTAATGTCAGCTGCAGTAATCTCTGTTGTTTTTGATCCAGAGTAGCTTCTTATAGTCACACTAGGAGTCCATCCAGCTTCGTCAAAAAATAGGGTTACATCTACACTGGCCTTACCAGCAGACGTCCATGTAGTAGTTGCATCTCTATTTATAGTAATATCGTTGGCAGCATTAACTGCAAGTGGTAATTCCTTGCGAGTGTAGCGACGTCCTCTAGGAGCATCAGGGGAGAATACTTTAGCTCTGGCTCTAGCCTTGTCTGGGTTGATTGATTTTAAGAATAGGTCTACTACATATAGACCAGTTCTAACATCTTCAATAAAGTCTTGAGAGTCTAGAAGTGTATAAGACACACCTTGGCGAGAAATAGATGTAATACGCTGCGGAAGCATACAGTCATCATCTCCGGCCCAAAGCTTTGCGAACTCGATCGCTAAAGTACGAGCAGCCATTTTTCCAGCTGTTGGGATCGGAGAGCCATATGTGTAAGTTACTTCAACGTTACAAGGAGTCCATGGAACACCTGCTGCTGCTTGTAACGTAGAGTGATCCACTAGATAGTAACTATCTTCACTAAGAATTTCTCCAGATCTAATACGAACTGAGTGGATCTTTGTAACTGGTCTACCACGCAATTTAATACGTGACTCAGGGGAGAGACCATCCGATACCAATTCAGCATACTCTTGGAAATCAGTGATCGGAATATTGTATACCTCACCAGAAATTAGTGTGGCATAGTAGTTTTTAGAAGAAGGACCCATGCGGTAAGCACGCTTAGCACAAACGTAGCGTTCAGTTACAGTTACTTCGCCAGTAAACTTTCTACCAGACATAGTCCACATTAGGTAAGATGCCATTTCGCAAGCTTCCTCAGCAAACTCAGTATTTGCGTAATATCCTAGATCTGCGGGTGTAACCCATAAGGCTGTCATTTAATCTTCTCCTTAGTGAAGCGGGCGACGCGTTTTGTGATAAACACTCTAACGCGCCGCCCGTTCTTACTTGTTTACTAAGAGGTTGGGTCCTCGTTAGACTTGATAACGCGGTCGATCGGTAGATCAGGGTTGTAGCTGATGTTACCAGGAACGTTGTATCCAGTTGTAGCTGAAGCACCTGATGCAGATGAGATACTTGCACCGTAAGGAACAGCCTGAGTTGTAATTGCAGAACCACGAGTCACCTGAGCAGTAGCTGCAACAGCTTCTGTAGCAGTTGTGCTTGTGATAGTTGCAGTGAAGGTGTTTGTACCAGTTACTGTGATTGTAGAGGCTGTTACGTTGAAGCTAGTGTTTGTAACAAAGCCAGTAACAGTAACTTTCTGTCCAGTAACTAGACCGTGGTTTGCAGCAGTGTAGGTAGCAGTTGTGCCTGCACCGGTACATGTTGTGATTGCAGCACGACGAGCAAGAGCAACAGAGGTTCCTGAAGTACCTGCAAGAGCGGTGAATGTACCGTTGAAGATGTTACGAGTAACAACAGCAGATGGGCTGCTAACTGCAACGCTAGTTACAGCAACAGCGTTAGCCTTTGCGTAAGTAACATCGTTAGTTGATACTGTAGCTACACCATAAGTACCATCAAATGCAGTATCACCAATAGCTACGACGATTCTGTCACCAACAACTACGCCGTGACCAGAAGCCAAGGTTAGTGTAGCGTCGGTAGTAGTCGCGGCCTTGTTAGTTACTGCAATAATTGAATCTGCATTACCAACGGTCAGTGAGTCACCAGCAGCGTATGTGTGACTCTCTGAAGTAACTAGAGTAATCGCACCAGCAGTAGTAACTGCCTGAGTAGACAGTGAGTAGTTTAGGCCGTCAAGTGAAGTAACTGCTGAGTAGTTTGGAGAACCAAGCTCTGTAGTACCTTCACCAGCGTAGTTCCATGTGTAGAAACCGTTTAGACCGATCGGAGCCCATGAGCCACGTGCATAAGCATATGGACGCTCAGCAGCAACTGGGAACTCCCAGCGACCGTCGATACCTGATGCAAAGTTAACGTTTCCTAGGCCGTAACCTTCGAATGTGTT